GTATCATGGTTACCAGGAATAATGTCCATAGTCATGCCATGTTCACGCATTTTATTCAAAAAGCTTTTTCGATTATGATTTAGGGCTTTTATGTTTACTACTTTTCGATTATCATAGTAATCACCTAAATGAATGATCTGCTTGATGTCGCGCTTTTCGCACTCAGGAAAGAACACGTTAGAATAAAATTCTGCCGCGTTGTCTAGAAATATTTGAGATGAATTACGAATACCGCAGTGAGTGTCGTTCAATACTGCTATCTTCAAAAGAACCTACCTATAATTCCAAGTACTGCATGATAAGCACACCATCCTAAAAAACCAAATATGGATGCGAATATAAACAATTCAATGCTGTCTGTTTTTTTATAAAAATTCAGACAAGTCCGAGTCAGCCGACACAGTACGTTTTTTTCTTTTCTTTTCAATTTTACTTAACTCCTTCACTTCAGTATCAACAAACTTTACCCGATCAATTCTGGTCTTGAGTGTATCAACAAACATTTCCGCCACTAAACCTGATTGTTCATCCCCGTGTTCGTTAACCATAAAGTCTTCGATACCAGAGTTGGCGATATATTTCATCTTAATATCTTGTTGCTTCTTTTCTTTAGCGATACGTCTTAGAAAAGCATACCACGTAATCTGTGTAAAGTAAGCAAAAGCGTTTGGTTTACCCGTTCTTGTTGCGGCCGCTATATCGTAATTGTTGATTGCCTTCAAACAATTTTCTACTGCGTCCATAACCATTTCTTCACGATACGTATATCGAATAAAGTTAGCTTTGTGTGATAAACCCTCGGCTATACGCAAGAAGCATTGCGCTACGTAATTAGGTACCTTTGGAATGGTCGTGCTTTTCTTTTTTGCATCATTTACGATGGTAACATAATCGACGACTGCTTGTGAGAAGTCAGCATTGTTAACGTAATGAATGCTTTTTTTCTTTTGACGCATATGTAATCTCCTACATTATGAATATAATTATATCACGTGAGGCTGCATATGTAAACATATATTTTTACGAATCATATGAAAATATTTTTATGTACAAACCGTGCATTGTATGGTATAATAAATTAAGGTATTTGGGGAGAGGGATATACTCGATAGAAATCTTTATGTCTGTGGTACAAATCATCCAAAGTTTCTACGTTACTATCTTTTGCGAGTAAATCTTTAAACATGTCTTTATCACTACTCCACGCGCGGCCAGTCCACCATTCGAATCCATTATAAAAAGATTTGTATTCGCATACTTTTTCATAGGCGTAAGATGAATAGTAGTATTTGTAGTCTAGTTTTTCGTATGTCATACATTCAAAGTTCTGCGCGAATATTCCAAGACCTAATTTAGGATTTTCATAATCCCACGCGAACTCGCCCGCCACAACACTCCAATTATATCTTGTTAGATTAGTGTAAGCAATTACCTTATCGTTATGCCAGTATACGAAATAATCTTTGTCACCATACTCCTTGTCAATCAAACCTGCGTCATGATGATCATCATAGCCTCTATAATCACAATATTTTTTGAATACTTCATCGCATTCTTTCTGCCACGGGTTTGTGTCTTGGTAGTGTTTACCTGTTACACCTGTATTTAGGTATCTTTTATGCTTACGTTTTACCTTGAAGTTAGGTAGACTAATACGCGTAGTTCTTGCTTGAATCCAAAGTTGCTTATCTGTTACATAAAAAAAGGCGTCCATCGGCGTCCAACCTAAGTCTAACGCTTTGTCTTCTTCACCAGGTTCAACCTCAGCTAATGCTAATCCATAAACGATGTCATACTTGGTGGTGTTACCATAGATATGATCGTAGAATATTTTCACTCTATTGGCGTCTCGTCGATATCGATCTTACTTTTATTTCCATGTTTCTGGTGTATAGGACCAATCGGCGTTTCCTCAGCGTTAAACACATCAGATCCAGTTTGTTCCCATTGCGTAAAGTAACTATCATCCGTAATAGTATCCTCACGGGTATTTTCAACAGTATAAAAATTTTGGTCAATAAGATAACCTGGATTACCAGTTAGTCGTTCTTCCATAAACGCGTCATCGTACCATATCGTTCTATTGTTAGGATAAGCAAAGAAGTTACCGTCGTCCATTCTAAACATGTGTGCACATTTATGTTCAGGGTCTTCACTAAAGTTTGTATCTAACATGGCAGCCTTATCTTCCCATCCAAAGTCGATGGTAAACATATAGGTGCCTTTTCTTTTTTCGCCATGCCAATCAACAAGTTCTGCTCGGCAATTGGCTAACCGGTTTCTTCGATTCACGTTAACGTATGAACTAAAACAATCCCAGTACATATGAATATTTAGTGGATACTGCGGCGCGTCTCTTTTCCATACAAAAGCGTTGATAGGTCTTCGAGTCCAGTTAACTCCATTAGGTAGTAAACATTCGAATAATATCGCTCTACGCTCCATACAATTTACCGTATGAATATCAGCAAACGTAAATTCACCGTGGCCTTTAGTATGGTTGTATAAGTATTCGTTTCGTATGTAAGCGCTAAAAGGTGGTATGTTATGATTTAAGTATGGCATTAGTGCATCGTGTCCTTTGGTTTGAATACAATTACGTTTTCACCAAGTTTTCTTGTTTCTTTATCTTCTTCATCAAGCTCGTCTTGTACGAGTTGTTCTATATATCCCTGCATTTCTTCGCTATCCATCATTTCAAAATCTTCAAGTGTAGCACCAAGCTTTGTAAACTTGCTCATGCGTTTCACAGCAACCGCGTAGTGCTTCATAATATTCTTTGATGGAATCGCTTCTACAATTAATTGGTTAGTGTGTACAAGTTGTAATGCCTCGACATCTTGTGTAAAAGATATAAAAGGTCTAAAAGCAAAATAGCTATAGCCTTCTTCTATATTTTCGCACTCAACAATACGCATTGCTGCTCGTACGACCATATGTGATTTTTCTTCATCTACTACATCAGCAATAATCTCATCACCATTGGTAAATTTTAACTGCTTGAATGTCATAGCGCTACCTTGTATGTTTTATGGTTAAATTTTTCTTTTTGGTATATCTTTAATCGTTCGTTTCCGTGCAACCAGGCAAAGTTCTTCTTTTTATCCGTACTAATATTATCTATAAGGTCATAAAGTGTGGTTGGTTCGTCGTTATCAGATTTTCTTAATCCTCGTCCAATTGATTGTAAAACTCTGATCTGGCTTTTCGAAGGTGACGCAAAGATAATGTTGTGTAGATTCCTAATATTGATGCCAGTACTAAAAGTACCCAAAGATGCGACAATGATAGCATTTTTCTGTTTCTCCACTATACCACGAATAGCTTCACGATCTGATGTTGCAACACTACCTGATACAAAAAATACGCGTCGATCTTCATCAGCTTTATTTTGAATCAAATCAAATAGAGGTTTGCCGTGTTTCTCTACAAAATTAAACAATACAAGTGTGTTACCTTTTTGATCAAGTGCTAAGTTACTTATTAACCTATTACGTTTTTCATTTGTAACTATATATTCTATTTCACCTTGATAATCTTTTTGCTCGCAGTCCCGTCTGGCATTTTCCGGATGATCAAGAACGAGTCGTTTAATGTTGAGTTCTGCGAGGGTTCCTTTATCTTGAAGAGTCCTGGTTGTAGTGACCTTATAGATCTTTCCAAAAAGTCCCTGAAGCACCAGCTCATGAGTTTGAGTTCCATCCAAAGTCCCAGTCGTGCCATATCGATACTCCGCTTCTATAGCTTTGTTCATAATATTCATCAATGATTTTGATTTGAATCCATGACATTCATCACCGATTACCATACCAAACTGTAAAAACCAATCTTTCGGTAACTTGTATATTGATTGCCATGTACTGATACAAATCGCTTGTTCGAATTTTTTATCCTTACCAGAATAAATTTTATGGATAGCACCCTCAGGGCATCCGTAACTAATTAAATCAGAAGACATCTGTTCAACCAACGATGTTGTTGGTACAATTACTAATACTCTTCCGCCTTGTGGATATTTATAGCCTGTAGTTAATCTAGTTAGCCAGTACATCGCTAGTACGTATATAATTAAAGACTTACCTGAACCGGTAGGTGATAGTAGTATTCCACGTTTTTTATGTAATGCTTCCATTACAGCGATAAACTGATAGTCTCTAATTTCAAATGGTAGCTTTAAATCTTTTACAAAATGCGCAACATCTTTCGGATCTGGCCTAGCGCCTTCAATAGGATCACCATACTTTGTTTTCACACACTCGTAGTTATAGCCACGTGTTTCAATAAACTTAACTAAATGATGTATTAAGCCCGCGGGCAACTCACCAGTATTAGAATCAAACAAACGTATCTTTCCATCCCATATCCTACGTTTGAAAGCTGGCATGAACTTATATCCAGGCACGTAGAATGAAAAGAACTCTTTGATTTCTGCAGCTTGTCCCCAGTCACACTGTACGTGAAGATTCGCGTGATTTAGTTTCCTGATTCGAATTGCTTCCACTTGATCATGTTTCCAATCGTCTGGTGTCGCCACGTAATGTTACTCACTATTTCAGTTAACGTTTCTACGAGTGTTTTGTAGTATTGTATTTTTTCTTCAGACTTCTGTATCTCAGGATCTGAATCATAGTAGTAGTCCATATCGCCTTTCATAATTTTAAGACCATTGAAAGGGTCAGGATCCCATCCAAGTTCTTTCAAAGTATCGGGATCCATCTTACCATTGTACCATTCCCACTTTTGCTTAAGCAATACCTTTTGAGTAAACTCAGCTCTTTTAAGTAATAACTTAGAGTTAGCGAGTTTTTCTAGATACTTAGCGTGTAAGAGAGGTGTGTTACGAGAATCTTCATCAAGTTTCATGCCGATTCTGCTGTCCTCGGCCCAGTCGGCCAAGACTTCTTTCAAGTCAATCATTATTTACTCCATCATATAGAATTATCTATATAAGCTCAAAAATGTTATATCTAAATGAAACAGGGAAAGTGATAAACTCTGTTCCACTTGCAGTTGATTCAAAGTTGATGGCTCCAAGGTTTGTAGGCATAGCTCCTTGGTACCGAATATTTTTTACCTTATTGTTCATGCTGTTTAGTATTGTCAATGTAATGTCTGCCGTAGAAGGTATACTATCAGTTGACGCAGCACTTGCGCTGTTTCTATCGAGTGCACCTTTTAAGGGCGCATCGAGTAACCTTCTCATCCAGTCATGCATCTCTGTATAAGCTTTCATATCTTCATCAAGAATAATATTAGCGCTTAGTTCACCATAGTCTAAAGTACCGCCTGGCACTGGAATACTTCTAACTTTTCTAAACTGTAGTTCACTTGGTACTAACGTTAAGTCTGGATGTTGTACGTTTTGTGCAAAGAACTCTAGGTTCGGGTAGTTTTCCCGATCTATTGTAAGCTTATAACCTGTAGGTTGCAGATAGTTGATATTTGTAGTTAGTGTTGCCATAAGTGTATTTATACAAAAAAGAAAGGGACCCTCCGAAGAGGGTCCCAGTTTATGTCAAAGCTGAATTTATCCTTATGACAGGATATTGTTAACAGCTGAAATACGATAGTACTGGTTAGTACGATCATTGGCAAGACCGTTTGCTGGTGAAGAACCAACGAATGGGTTTGATACCATTCCGTAACGAGTCTTGAAGCCGATCCGAGGCTGGAAGTCTTCCTCGCCCACTGCTTTGACCATTGTCAAAGGAACGTATGGGCAGTAGAACAATCCGGCATCGTATGGGTTTGTACCCTTATAACCGACGTTGACATAATCGCGGCTTGAGAATGGATCGATGTAGACACGGATCCGTCCGTTCAAGGTACCTGCAAATGTGTTACCAGTGTCGTCCACGTTCAAGTTTGCGGACAATGCTGGAGTGTAATCCAACATACCAGCAGCGTTAAGGGCTGCAGCAACATCTGATGAACACAGGATAAAGTTACCTTTACCACGACGTGTTTCTTTAGCGATTGTGTTAGCTTCACGCTCGATCTGCATAATCAGACCTTTGTACTTCTCAACTGACCACCGGCCGTCGACGTCTGTTGCCAGGTCGATGATACCGAGTGTTTGGTTTGAAGTTTGACGTGAACCGATTTTAGCTTGACGGTTGACTGTACGTACAACCTCACGGTTGATTTCAGCCAAGATTTCTGTTGACAGAATGTTTGCCAACTCGGTCTCAGCATCCAAGCCGTGGATTGCTTTCAGGTCTTGTGCAAGCTCAAGTGTGTAGTTAGCGCGTAACGCACGTGACTTAGCTGTCACTGTGGACTTTTCAATTGTAAAGCCCATTGGTGCGAGTACTTCTTGGCCTGAACCACCAAGTACTTCAGCTTCTGCAGTCGTGTATGCGTCACCGATGACTGGTACGTGTGTTGATTCGGAGTCAATGATTGTTGAGTCATTGTCGCCGTCCAAAGTACCTGCCAAACCAGATGGACCAAGTGATCCGTTACCTGATACGGCTGAGTCACCTGAGTAACCGACTGGAGCTTCGTTGAACAGAGCTTCGTCACCGTTTGATACACCAGCTTTTGTCTTCTGGAAGGTTGACTTCATTGCGAAGATCAAGCCTGTTGGTCCAGTCATTGGCTGCACACCACAGATGTCATAAGCAACAAGGTTAGGCATTGCGCGACGTACGAGTGCGATAAGGACTGGGTTCCAGTTAGCAGTACTAGATGCTACGGTTGTTTCTTGAAGTTGGCCTTCTTCTTTGAGGGCCAATTCTTGGTTTTCTAGAATTGTGGCAGTAACTGCCCGGCGATGCGCGTCTTGAATAGTACCGGCGGCTTCATTGTCAAGTACCGGTGCCCACTTTTCGACGAGCTTATCGTATGAAACTACGTTATGCATTTCTGATAATCTCCCTTAGGATTTGATTTGTCTATTGATGGCATTCATGTACTGAGCCATTGCGTCTGAAGTTTCGACTACGGCATCACCGTCTTCTTCAACTTCTTCTGTAACACCTTCAGCTGCTGCCGGTTTCTTGAAGTAAGATTCCTTCACGGTATTAACTTTTTCAGCGAAGCTGTCGCTGTAGTCAATATCTTGTACAAGGGATTTTAACTTCTCGATTTCTGTCTGAGCCATATCTTTAGACGCTTCACGGATAACCGCTTCACGCTTAAATTCTTCTAGCTCACCAGACATTTCGATGATTTTACCTGTTGATTCGTTGAGTTTGCCTTCCAGCTCTTCAACTTCACCAGCAAGTTCGTCAACTAGGTCGACTTTAGACTCTGGTACGTCGATGTAGGATTCAGTAAACAGATCTTTAAGATTGTTCATGAACTTTTCTGCGATCTCTGTACGTAGGCCAGCCTGTACGGCTACTTTGTTGTCTTCCATCCATTGCTCAACCACGTAGTTCAAGTAGGAATCTACTTTTTCTACCATGTCAGCTTTGGTTGTTGAGACTTCTTCTGCCAATTCCTCTTGATACTTCTCTTCCAGACGATCAATCTCTTTTGAAAGCTTTGACTTAATCGCAGCTTCAAAGATTGTCTCAGCTTTCGCCTTGAACTCATCTGATAGTGTAGCTTCTTCGGATACTAAAGCGTTTAGATCTGCTTCAAAATCTGCCTCATATGCAATTTCTTGCACTGCTGCGTCATCTTCGTGATCTACATCTTCCATATTGTGGTGCTTCATGGACATCATTTTACCATACATGGCATTGAGCTTTTTCTTATCCATTTTACCCATGTCATGCATCATGGCGGCCATTAATGCAGCTTTAGTTTTTGGCATTGGATCCTGTTTACCAGCATCTGATGCACCACCTGCGGTACTACGCTTTGGCGCAGAACCACCAGCATCGGCGGCTTTATCAGCACTTGCAATTGATCCAGCTTCGTGATCATCCATCTCCAAGATAGTCTCGTCATCTTGGAGTTCAATTTCTTGATCTTGATTCTCTTGATCAGTCATTTAATTGACTCCTTATTTTTAACTTTTTAACAACGAGAGGAAATTTTTGAACTCACGAACTTGTACCTCATAGAGATCAGCACGTGGAGCCTTTTTAATTTCAGTCTCCATTTTTTCAATTGCTTGAGCTGACAAAATACCGTTATCCCAAACCCAGTCAACACCTTCCATAACTCCATTAACAAATGCAGACGGTGCAGATGGATCTTGTACTATATCAATAGCATTAAGCATAAAGTCGTCTTTGACGACCATTGCGTTATTTTGTTGCATCAAACTTCCCATACCACGAGTCGAAACGCCCAGTTGAACACCACCGTCGAGAAGACCTTTAACAATCTCGCCCATTGGAGTATTCAATACTGTGGCTTTGCCCATAACATCGTTTCCCTCAAACTTGAGTTCATCGATCTTATGAGAAACTTTATCTAAATTAACGGTCGGTCCTTCAGGGTGATTCAGTTCACCAACAGCTCTACCTTTGGAAACTTGCTTTTCGCTATAAGCGTTGACAGCCTTTTCCATAATAGGCTTTGGATATATTCGACCGTTTCTATTCTTTTGTTCTGCTTGTGCGAATACGCCTTCAATAACATACTTCTTCTTACCAGATTTCTCTTCGGTAATAACATTATAACCGATTTGATGATCTACAAATTCTGAAATAAGTTTCATGACGCTACTCGCCTTTCTTATGTGTAATATTATTTATATGATTTCAATTTTCTACTTAAACGGATTCTTCAGCGTCTTCTTCATCGCCCATATCATCGCCTTCGCCATCGTCCATATCCCCTTCAGCATCAGAATCTTCCACATCCACATCATCATCAGATACGTCTTCAGAATCTTCCATGTCTTCATCTTCGACTTCATCTTCTTCGTCCTCCTCGTCAGAAGCGTTGTAGATTGCGTTCGATAAACGAATACGTTCTTGGTCCATGACATCATCTAGTTTAACACTAATAGCTTGACCAAAAATCTCATTAGCTTTATTATAGTCTTTTGCCAGTGCAGCGTCAACTAAGTCTGCCAACGGGTTTTCTACCACTGGTGGTTCTTCAACTGCGGCTTCTACTTCACTCATTCTCATCTCCTTGTTCGCCAGATGCTGGCAGGTTCATATTTTGTATTTCATCATCAGTAAACTTTAAGACATTCTTTTGTACCCAAGCCTGTGAGAAATAGGTACCAATATAGTTACTAACCTGATCGAGGGTTTGCAGCCTTTCTCTAAGTATTTCTGATTCTTTTAATTCAGAGAAATAATTATCTCTTGCAAATACTACGATAATATCGTTCTTCATGCCGGCCCAATCGTCTTCGGTCATAACACCCTTAAGTACTAATTGCTTTTTCAGTATGTCTAAGAATAATCCAGCAAATCGAGTACGTAAACGATCTATAAACTTTTGAAACTTAAGTTCGTCACGATTAATCTCAGTAGTTCTACCGATAGCGAATGACGGGCTATCTTGTTCTAACCGATTGATTGGTACGTTTAGTGAACGATATAATTTCTTTTGAAAGTAAAATATATCTTCAATCTGTCCAAGGTTTTCACCGCCAGGTAGTGTAGATATTTCTGTACCTCTACCACCTTCTCGGCGTGGCATCCAAAAATCTTCAAGCAATGACTGGTGTTTACGATCATCTTTAATCTCACCAGTTTGCGCATCATACACTAGTTTATTACGGTACCGAGTCATGATGTCTTTCATATACTGCTCGGCTTTACCTCGAGGAAGGTTACCTACGTCAACGTAGAAGATCCTACGTTCTGGTGCACGTGCTAAACGATAGATAACCAACGAATCTTCCATCATTCTTAACTGATTCAAAGGCTTTAATGCTTTATGTAAGAATGATAATACTTTCTGTCGCTTTTCATCAAGCAAGCCTGAGGTGCAATATGATATTGCATCAAGTGTTAATTTAACTCCGGCTGCCTGGTATCCAGGTTTTTCTTGATAGATAAAATATTCCTCTACCTTTTTAACTAAAGGTGCTCCAGTTAGAGGATCTTTCTTTTTCTTGACTTCTCTTACTTTACGAATACGTGCTGCGTCAATAGGACGAATGTCAATGATACCTTGCTTGAGATTACCTTCATCTACTACAAGGTGATGATATATTCTACCATCGACGTACCATCTTCGAAAGATGTCGTGTCCTAGTTCTGTAAAATCCATCATTGCTAAGATACCATCAAACTCTTCTTTAATAGATTTTTTGATGGTAGCCGGTGCTATGAGACTATCCATGTTTAAAGTAACAGGTTCATTCTCACCACCAATGATAGCTTCGTTTGTAATATCTTCAATTGCTGCATCAACTTCTGGATGCATTGCGGTGCCACGATATTTCATAATCAATTGATGATTATCTTTTGCGTCGTAGCCGTCTTGATTTATGTATTGGCCATAATGAGAACCGGATGCGGTTACATAACCTGCACCATCTTCATCTCGGGCTGGAACGATTGATGGAGCCTTGGCTGGATTCTCAGCGGAAGCTCGTTTAATCTCAAATCCAAATAATTTAAAGCCGTCTTGTTCTGCCATGTAAATTCCTTATAATAAGAGGAGAGCGGAGTACCGCTCTCCCTTTATATATTATTACTGATCAGTGGTGTTACTGGTCCAGTACTGATACTGCCATTCGATCTGGAATCTTTCAATCTGATCATCAGCATAGCTGAGTTCGATTGCAGATAAAGATGATGGCCAAGCATCCTTGATTGTGACTGTCTTAATGACTGATTCGTCACGATCAAACTGCTGTACCTGAAGATCAGCAAAGTAGAGTTCTGGATTCTGCACACCACCAGCATCTGCATGGTTAGCGATTGCGTTCATCCATTTTTCCATTTCGTCTCTGATCTTAAACCCTGTATCGTTAATCACTGTTACAGTCCAAGGATCAAATACTCTGTCGCCAGCTACTTTCAATCTACGACCGCGGAATGGAATCTCAATTGTTCCTACGGTTGATGCAGGCAGCTGAGCCGCCTCACACATGAAAGATGCAAAGTCAACATCGAGTGCGACCCCTAAACCACCACGTGGGTTGTTCAAGGTAACCTGGAAGAGATTACCGCGAGCACCACCGCCAGTGAGTCTTGACTTAAATTCGTCTACACTACCAAGTGCCATAAGTTATCCCTCCTTAGAATGCCTGTCCGGTTACTTCCTCGAAGGAAATACCGGTACGAACTGCGACAAAGTTTAGTGTTACGAAGTTAATCGAACGAGCCGGCTTAATAAAGATATTAGCGATGAACTCATTACGATCAACAACCGCTGGAGTGTTTACTGTTTCATCAGCAACAATCCGGAAGTCTGTAATACCACGCCGTCCCTTTACGTCTCTTAGTACAGGCTCAACGATATTGACAAATTCAGCTCTTGTGAACTCATCATTGAACTCGAAGAGTACGTTCTTAGCGGCCCGTTCAATGGCCCGCTCGAGAGTTAGGAACAATCTACGTACGTTAATACGATCGAATGCCGAAGGTCTATTTTCATGGGTCTTATCTCCAAAGAGAATAATACCTTGACCTGGCATGTTAATGATCGGGTTTACACCAGCTTTGTACAATGTATCCCTACGCGTCTTATTAGGATTGTAGTCGACTGCTGTTACGCCGAGTAGTTTACCACGTCTTGTTCCAGCTGGTGAGAACCATGAGGCTGCCACTCTATCGGTTTCTGCCATAAGGCCTGCAACCGAAGATGAAGCTGGAATCTGAATAAACTGATCATTAAACTTATCGTACATTTTCAAGTAGTTACCAGCAACAATGCTGAAACTTGATCGTGTAAACGTGTTTGTGGTGGTTGTGATGTTTGTTGTAGCTGTAGCTTCACTTGTTACGTTAACAACATCAGTTCTTGCTGGGCTTGTTACGACAACACAGTCTTTACGTGATCTTGCAGTTGCAACAAGGTCGTTTGTTACTACTGTTTGATCTGCCCGTGATCCCATTCCAGGTGCGATTAAGAAGTCAACCTCAACAACATCTTTGTCTTCGAAGAAATCAAAGGCAAGTAAGTAGTTTGATGTTGACAGTGTTCCAGCATTTGCGCCAGAATCAAAGTTAAAGTCTGTTACTGCTGATGTGCTAACTGCGGTACCGAGGAAGTCCTTAGCGGTTCCTGGTGTAATTGCAGTTCCAGCATTACCGGTATTAGTATCGTCTGAATCAAAACCAACCATGTGAACGTACTGTGATCTTGTGTTAATCACATCTTTCAAAAAGATGTTTGATCCATCTACCAGTGATACTGCGTTAGATGCTACTGACAGGAATGGATAAGTTTCTAGAACCGTACCCTTTGTTCCTGTAAACTCACCATTCTTATCAACGACTACCGCGTGAACTTCATCGTTCGTTGCATCGTTAGCAGCAGCAAAGTCTGATTGACCAGGTGCAGCATCGAAAGAACTAGCATAAGTCCAGCCATTGAATGCTGAATCGTTGATCGAAGGTGGGCATATTGAAACTTGTAGTGAGTTACCGAGTACTCCCGGAAACCTACCAATGAATGTAAATCCGTCAGAATCAAGTGAACTTGATTGTGCGTCGAATGCTGTTGGATTTTTGACTACAGGGACTGAGTAATTACCTACAGCATAGTTACCCTTAGCTACTGTTCTCCGTCCCGTTGTTGCTACGGAGTTTTTAGCATCTGAATCAACTATGCGAAGCAATTGTAAAGCATTTGAATACTTTAAAAACGTCGCTGCGTCATGATAGTTTATTGAGTGAGAAGTGTCTGGTGCGCCAAAGGTTTCTGTTAGCTCTTCTTCATTAGCAATTAGAGTTCTTTGGTCGGCAGGTCCCCACATAAACTTACCTGCGTACATGCCAGTAGAAGTTTGAACGTTAGGCACTCCGCCTGTAAGATCAACTTCCTTGACTACTACTGCAGGACTTTCGGATGGTGCAAAAAGTGCCATTAGTTTACCTCTTGGGTTCTATTTATATGGTTCATGATACGGTTATTTCAATTACCCAGTTATTTATATAATTACCGAATTCCATGGTCATCGAACTCAACATACCAATCTGGCTTACCATCGTCTTCTATCTTTTTAATAAACTCTGAACCGTCATCTACAAATCCAAAAGGTACAATATCATCTTCAATTTGCTGCATTCTTTCTTTAAATAGCATTTCTTTTAAGTTGATGTCTGTCATATCATTAAACATTTGTGTTTGAACAAAGTAACCAAATAGTACCAGATTCATTACTAAGTCATCGTGGTTACCTGTTGAAGCTTCAAACGAGTTACCTCTAGCCACAAATGTAGATATTTCTAAGATTGTATTTTCATCAACGATCTTTAACTTATTATTTTCTAAACAGTCTTTTAATCCAGAACATCCGAGTCTTTTTACTTTACGTGTCATGGTAATACCAATCGCATCGGCTTTAATCGACGATTCCATATGTACGTTTTCATATTCTAGATCATAGTATATTCCATTACAAACTACAGAACCTTGATCATTTGATTCTATCACCACATAAGCGTTGTTGTAGACTTTTGCGTACTTATATATAATGGTAGGGAAGAGTAATGGAGAGATAGTGTTGTTCCGATATACAGCCACCTGTTCAAATGGTTTAACGCTAATATCGATTAAAGTAAATGTAGAGTAATCCTGTCCTCTTCCCTTCCCAACATCCACTGTCATAATGTAATCATGTTCTTTTACAGGATGTTTGTAAATAACACCATCTCCATTTTCAATATAAGAAAGTGGATTAGCAGCCCGTAGTTCCATTAAAGCTTCAGCATTAATTAACGTATCACCAGTACCGAAGAATGTATTACCAAACTCTTGGTCAAACTGCAGCTTAGATGTATTGTTTATCGTTTCTTCTTTCCACTGCTCATTCCGGCCAGGTACGTCCCACCAGTCAACTCGAAAAGAATGGTACTCGTTGACTCGCTGCTCAGCACCTTCCCATATCTTATAGAACATATTACCAATACCGTTTGCTGTAGACGTGACAATTACTTTGGTGTCTACACCAGATGAAATAACAGGATATGTGGAGGCGTAGAACTCTGCGGCTTTTTCTACAAATGCAAACTCATCTAGATAAAGCAGGTTAATACTAAGACCACGGATAGAAGAACCAGTGGTTGCAGAAGTAATAATTCTAGAATTGTTACCGAATTCAAGAGAACCTTTGTTGACAGACTTAGCTCCGGCTTGTAGAAAGAACGGTAGGTTCTCAAGCATAAGCGTGATCCTGCCGAGCATTTCTCTTGCTGTTGCTCCTTTGTTAGCAAGAATCGCAACAGTTTTTTCCGGATAAAACAGCGCGTACCAGAGCAGGTAGGCACACGCGGATACCGATTTACCGCTTTGTCTGCATGCCAGAACAATGTTAAACCTATGCTCATTGAAGTTATTAAACATTTCCTTTTGATAAGGATAGAGATCGAATGGCACTAAACCCTTATCAAGTGATACGACCTTAATATAAGTTTTTGCGAAATATATGGGATCATCCATACATTTCTTATACTCTTGTAATTTTTGTGGGTTCCACTCTTCTTGAGCATCAGCTCGCTTGAGATTTATGTTCCCCAGATACGTCGGTATGCTCGGTTGCTGTTGCATCTACAATATCACCTTGAAGCATTCGTTGAATATCGGCTGTTGAACCGATATAATAATTATTCTGTTGATTTTCTACTTGCTTCGTTTCATTCTGTTGTTCAAGAGCTTTTTGTTTCTTATTTAGTTCCATTAACTTATCGTTAACGTCAGAAACATTTTTAAGTAAACCTGCTAATACTTCATATGCTCTAGGATGTTCAGATTCCCGAGCTACATCTATCATATTGTCTAATGCGTCTTTACCCTTTTCAATCAATTCATAATATGTTTCTCTTGAATAGTTGTAATCGTTCTGGTGATTACTATCCTGGTGCATCACTATCTCCATCATGATCTACGCGGGTGAATCCAAAGTCGGAATCAGCAAGTATGTTCAAAGAAGTTGGGTTAGGTACTAATTGTATTGTATTCAATCTAATATCTGAATCAGCCAGGCCGGCTCCAATGTCAAATGTTTTAGCACGAACATCACGAACAATCTTACCTGTATTGATTGCTCCGTAGAATCGTACTCTCATTTCAAAGTCCATAGTATATATGATAGTTCTGCGCGCCCCTAATTCACCTTCAAAATCGTCTTGAAAACTTACGCTTGAAATTGCAATTGGTATATCTTCTAAAACATCTGGAAAATCTGCAAAAGGTTTTAACGTAACAGAATACTGTGGATTAAAAGTCGGTAAGATCTGCTCAACGATTTGTAAAGCGTCATCCTGAGTTTTTGTGTATACATTCAGTTGAAAAGAAATTACATATGGTACACCAGCGAAAAATTTATTTCTATCGTTAGCCGTAGTACCAAACCTAGTGAAATTATTTGTCTTTGATAGCTGCCTTTGATTATCGTATGCAATAGACGTAATTTCAAACGACATACGTGGAAGTTTAATCGCTACTTTTGTATCAGTATCAAGATCTTGGTTTTCACGAATTCTATCTAGATATTTTGCTTTCGGCGCATACGCAAGTGGAACTTTTACCTGTGATACGGTAGCGCCTGTAGTTCTATTTTTACGAATCACAAAAATATTATTAAACAGTTTACCAAATATGGCAACTGCTTTTCTAGTTTTTTCGTGATAAAAGTGTGTTCCAAACATTAGCTATTATAAATCTTTTGTAAGTGTGTTTCAAACTGTTCTACTTTATTTAACCTATCCGGCCAAAGAATATATTCTTTTTCTGGATTCTTTTTCAGGTTATTTAAAAGCGGTACGATAGCATTATATAGTTTATCTATCTTTTCTTGAGTGTTCAACTTTTCTGCAGCAACTGTTTCAGTTTTTGCCGCGGCCTTTTGAACAGCCTCGAGTTCATTCTCGTCAACTGCTGTAAATCCAAAATCAAAAAAATCGTCAGCCATGTGGTCCTAATACCTTATCAACGTCTACAAATCTTATGATATTATAATCCGCGTCATGTTCTACTTCTAAATTTTTACACGATACTCGTACGGATCCGCCGTATTCTCTTGATTTACCACCGCGTAGTGTGCGCTCGATAGTGCGCTTTGCACTAAGGCACTCACTCATACTCTCACGTATGGTGTATTCTTTTAGACTTAATGGTTCGCCAAAAAACATCAATAATACAAAAAATGTTCCTGTCATTAGTGCTTCATCTTCTCGCCTTCTTTTATGCAAGATAGATGTCCCTTTTTAAACTGTGTCTTGGCTATCTCCAGCGCCTGTTCACATTGTTGCGTTGATTCATATTTGCCAAGTTCCATCATCGAATGGTCCGGTTTCATTAACATAAGTACGATTGCCATTGCTTCCATTTTAGTGTCCCGAGTGATCCTGATTTGCCGATGGTGGTCTCATATTACTATTCGAATGTATTAGATCCATAATGTCATTACGAATCTTTTCATGTGTTGCTTCTAAGTTTTCAATACGTTTTAACATAAAATCAATTTGTAGTTTCTGCTGCTGATCGAACGGCGCCTCGCCACTTTCAATCTCTGTTGTTAATTTTTCAAGTTCTGCTGCCAGATGCTCGATCATCATAAACTGTTCTGAGTCAGCAGGTAAACTACCCATCTCACCTCGTGGCCACTTGATACGAAACTCTGTATTATGTTCAAGATCAGACTTCATCATAGTTTGAGAAGTCTCTAGATTGTTCAATCTTTCTACAATACCAAAGTATGCCCATGTCGCAATCGATGCTGCTGCTATCAAACTTATCATATTACGTAGAGGCAATGCTACCTCTGTACCTTCATTTATTTTAGTCGCCATTACCGCCTCCGCCGTTTCCTCCGGCGTTGCCTCCTCCGTTTCCGCCGTTACCGTTTCCTACATTACCATTACCATTGCCGTTTCCATTGCCATTACCATTTCCGTTACCATTAGTAGGTTGTGGTTCCGGTTTTGATCTGCCAAAGTATCTTCCAAACCGAATAGGTTTGTAGTCTTTGATGACACACATTTTTAAACTTTTACTATACTTGTAACCCTTAGGACATTTTTTCATTAGTCATTTCCCGACGGATCACCAAATGGATTTGATTCACTAAAGTCTAAGAAGTCATCTCCAAATGTTCCGAAGTCTGTATTTTGTTCATTAGCAGAAATCACATTATCTTGAGCAATCGAAGCGATTCGATAACTATTGTTTGCAGAATCTACCGTGATAGTACTGTCAGCCGAGAATAACCCAAATGTTCCATCGCTCTTGCTTAGATGTATCGCGTGTATCACTTTATCTGAATCTGAGAACTTAGCAACCTCAGCGGTAACAAGAACACCACTTTGGTCTTGTGTAATTGTTCTACCTTCAAGTATATTGTAAGACGACGAAGAGTCTATTGTAAGCAAGTAACGATAACCAAAGTCTGTTTCGATATCTTGAATTGCTTCTACACCAGTATCAAAATCTTCGTTGTTGTAATCAAACAGATGCGCTCTACACTTAAACACGGGTAAGTTTGAAAGCTGATAGAACGGCATTTCATGTTCTACGTGTGTAATCTGAAACATAGAATTTGAGAGTGGAAGATAGATTAGATCACCTTCACGTGGTCTTTCACTGTTTATATTGTTTTCATACTTTTGTACTACCTGATTCCATCTTTTTCGTGCAACAACAAACGTGCATTCATCTCTTATCTCAACACCAAATCGAGTAAACAAGTCTCCCTCACCATCAAAACCTTCGATGTTGTCGAGATACATTTCTATCTTGTAACTAGAATTATAACGTGATGGAATTTCTTCACCAAATATTCTATCTTCAAATACAATGTCGCGTGGAAGATAAAAAACATCTTGGCCGTGTATTTTTAAAGATTCAATTACAATGTCTTCATAAAGGTTTTGTTCTGACCTTACATTATCTCGTATGTAAAAATTTCGCATGTCATCACCCTAGAAAGAAGTCTGTAGGCATTTCAAATTCGAGTCTAATCCTCTCTCTAAGGTCTTGAATCTCACCTGTTGCATCGTCATATAGCTGTCTACCGTTTAATATGACACCACCGGGCAACTGCATGCCTTCAAACTTTATTAAGTTGGTGCCCCACTGTAACTTAAATAAAGCCGTGGTATATTCTTTTAGCCATAAATCGTTGTAGATAGATGTGTGTGTATCTGGATCTACTGTACTAAAATATTCATAAACTATATAATCGCCAGCTTTAATATCTAAATCTTCAATATGACCAAAAAGATAAATACGCCCTTGCCTACGAGCAAAATCAACCATCGTGTGACCGTTTAATTTCATATCTAATAATGAAAGGTACTGCTGTATTTGTTCGTAGTAAGCGATATCGCCGGCAAACTGCGACATGTCAGTAAGTTCTGACAGATGCATTTGATACCTTAAATTAAATAGATTTTTAGATGATGTTGCCGAAGAGATTAAAGGAAACACTCTTGATACAAAATGTACGTCTGAAGGAACAGCAATAAATTTATTAGTTATATCAGTTGCGGTTAACTCGTGTGAAACGTAAGCTCGGTGTGTAGCATCAGAGTGATACTCTTGGTAATACTGAATAGCCTCGTCAACCCGATCTTCTTGTTGATCCTCATCAATATTAACCTCGATGACTGGTTCACCAAGACGTCTTTTACAATAATCGATCAATTGATCTCTGGTTGCAGGATTAGCCATTAATTACCGGCTCCTACTACTGTTTTAAGGGTTGAACCGGCAGCGTTTTTAATTGTCAATGTACTTGCACTTGCCAACTCGTTTGAATTAACAGTGTTAGCTTGTAAAGCTACTGAGATACTAATACCAGCAGTACCATCAAAGTTAGCCGTACCAACTGCGTCACCTGCGATCGCAATTGCCCTAGCGGTTTCTAGTGCTGTGGCAGTGGCAGCGTTACCTGTACAGGATCCTGATGAACCACTTACGTTACCGGTAATGTTTGCAATCAAACCTCCAGTTGAAACTGTAAGGTTACCAGTTTGACCGGCAGAATCTGTGGTTGTACCTAGTGCAAATTTATCTTCTGTTTCATCCCAGATAAAAGCAGCGTTATTACCAGTTGACCCACGCTCAAAAATAAATCCTAAGTCGTTGGCATTTGAACTAGCACCTTGGTTAAGACCAATCAGTGGATCAGTAATCGTGGTGTTTGTCGAATTAACAGTTGTGGTAGTACCATTGACAGTTAAGTTACCACCAATTGTGGCGTTTGTACCAATATGTAAACCAGCAAATACCACAGAATCAGATGCGGCAACAGCCTGACCAATTGTTATTGCTCCAGTTCCACTATTGTATGTTACACCACTTGTACCACTAAAATGTGCACGTACTTCGGAGGCAGAAGGACCGGTATACGTAAACTTTCCTAGTGATGAGTCGTATGCAAGTGAGCCGTCCCCTCCAGCATCATGCACTGATATTGCATCAGAAACCGCTAATAGAAAGTTAGCATCGCCTGAGTCTCCGGGTCTGAACCTAGAGTCACTCTTCAAACTTGTAGGTGCGCCTGTACTATCTTGAACAGCCAGCTTATTACCATCAGCTCGTAACTTAACACCACCAAGGTGGATTGTGCCAGATGATAAGAATATGTCTCTAAATTTAAGTGAAGCAGAACCGATGTCAAAAGCTGAGTCGGTACCCGGCGTGATATTACCGTTGACCTCCATTGCTCCTTGAACATCAAGCCTGTCGCTTGAGGGGATCTCTCTAATACTGGTCCCCGATATAACTAGTGGAATACGATCTGCCATTTTCTGATTCCTTTAGGTTCCTTCTATTTATACATTAAAGACTGATAGTAAACGCTGAACTATCAGCAAGTAATACTGAGATTGTGTTACCAAATCCAATTGCCGAGCCGGTTGAAATGACCGCCGCTTGTGTGATTGGTACTAAAAGTTTTTGATCACCGGCACTGTCATCGATTTCTAAGTTAATTATCGATGCTCCTTGCCTGAGTGCTACGTATGCTGAGTCAACTAGAGTCGTTATAAACTCACGAGTCATAATCGTGCCAGTTGAGTCAGGTAACGTTAGTGCGTGATCAGATGTATAGTCACCTGGTGTAAGTAACTGATGGAAAGAATCGTCACTAAACGCTACTCTTTCGTTTCCAGCAAGTACGATACCCGTTGGTGTAAACTTCATCTTTGTTCTTTGTACACCAGATTGTGTGAGTACAAAGTGCATTTCTGCATCTTCAGTATCGGCCGTAGCGTCATTAATATGTGCTGATATTTTAGCGTACGATATCGCTGAATCAGAAGAGTTTCTACCTCTAAATTCAATGTTTGCTAAAGCGTCAGAATCTGCCGGACTAGAACTATTTCTATCTAAGACGATATTTGGACCAGCAGTTGCACCGGCATCCACCAGGTCAACTTTAAACTGATTGGTTGTAATATCTTTAGCACGTAGATTAACAAAATTAGAGTCAACTATTTCACCATTTAATATTAGCTCACCGGTAAGACTTAATGGTATTTGGTGACCAATATGGAAACCAGACTTACGTAGCCGAGTCGCGGTAATAAATGATCCACCATCTTTAATCAGTGTTTCAATTGTACCATCTTCACTACTTGTCGTGGCATCATCGATTACTGCTCGAATCTTTGCATATTCTTCAGCATTACTACCTGAATCGTTACTTTCAAAAACAATTTCGCCAAGTAGATCAGAATCGGCCGCAGATGTCGTAGTGGTTTTTAATTTAAGTACTGGTCCAGCCGCGGCATCGTTACGAGCTGTGGTGATTGTAATATTACCTTCGAGGTTCTTAATACGCTCGGCAAGGTAGTCAGAATCAATAAGATTTCTAGCTCTTTCTGAGTCTAACGAAACCTGTTCAACATAAGCTGAATCAACAAACATTGCGTTGTTAACAACTTCGCCACCAATTTTCAATACAGTAAAGTCGGCTGAATCAAAGGTTAACTTGCCTCTACCTTCAACACCGTACTTTCTAGTATTCAATATCAGGTTACCTTCAGAGTCATTTAACTTGACGCCGTGAGCAGAACCTACATGAATTAGGACCGGATCGTTACCTGTTTCGTCTGCTAATTTGATCTCAGGCGCAGATAAGAACAAAGTGCCGGTTTGTTCTCTTAAGATAGTATCATATTGTTCCCTAACTATCTTAAAGTCAGATGAGTCGCCAAAGAAGAGCGGTGAACTATCATTAAATCCACGCATGACAGTAGTAAAACTACCACCGTCTGCAGTGCTTATCGTAATCGTAGCCGTATCTGAATCGTATGCTACAGCAGTTACACCTGCTACTAATACTTCTCCAATACTGTCAATGAATCCAGAAGTATTAACTGTCATAACAGGTATTTTAGTTGATGAACCATAGGTGTCTGAATCAACGTTTGGAGCAGCTCTTGTCAACGTAGTTGATGTGACAGAAGTCGTAGATAACCCAGTAACAGTTAGGTTAGTCATAGTAGCCGAATCGGCTAGTAAGTTAGCAACGTTTAAATCAGCTTTTGCGAATCCAGTTGCTGATCTATTGATTGTTAAAGATGAATCAAGTGAAGAATCAACAACGTCTCTAAATAAGTAATACTGTTCGTTTGATGCGTCTCTTATCAGACCGGTATGTCTTTGCTGGCCATCGCGATAATACTTACCTACAAAACCAAGATCAACAACGTCTGAGATTTCGTTACTATCTGCAAGGTGAATGATAGGATCATGAACTTTAACGGTTTGCGTATTGATGGTTGTCTGTGTACCAGATACTGTAAGGTCACCGGTAATCGTCATGTTACCGATTCTAGCCGAGTCACCCGTAATATTAGCTAAGTGCGCAGTGGTATAGTTTAACCCAGTGCCTGAAGCATTTATTATTCTAGCTGAATCTGCAGATAAACTTGGTGTAGTAAGAACTGTGGCTCTTGCTGAGTCAGCAGATAACTGACTAATTAAGCCAGTGGTAAAGTTGACTGTAGTTCCAGAAATATCAGTAATAATTGCAGAGTCAATGGTTGCAGTAGCAGCAGTGAAGTTTGTAGCTCGAGCTGAGTCTGCAGATAGCTGACTAATTAGACCCGTTGTAACGTTAACTGACGTTCCTGATATATCTGTAATGACTGCCGAATCAGCAGTAATGTTAGTCGCAGTAAACTGATTGATACTACCAGAGTCATAATTAATGCTACTGCCTGAAATTTCAAAAAGTTCTGCGGAGTCTCTGCTATGAATCGGCGCAGAGAAAGATCCGCCATCGGCAGTACTAATTGTAAGTACTCCTGATGCAGAGTCAAGCGAGAATCCAGTTACACCAGCAACCAACACTGAACCAGCAGAATCAACTCTACCCTGTGCGTTGATCGTAAGAATCGGAACTCGAGTTGAAGAACCGTAAATAGCAGAATCAACACCGGTGTTGATAAGACTTAACTTGTGGCGCGCTGAATCATATGCGATACCGTTAGTAGCATTTAACGATAAGCTCAGGTCTGATTCGAAGTTGGCCTGTGTATATACACTCTCAACATCAAAAGAGAACTGACCTGTGCCTGCGTTATACGAAAGATCTCCGCCAGCAGAAAATAATCCACGTACTTCTGATGAATCAACTGAAATATTACCCGTGCTTGTAGAATATACAATACCGTGGCCACCATTTAGGTGAGCTCTTACTTCTGCAGCACTTGGTCCAGTGTATGTTATTTTTCCTAAAGATGAATCATACGCTAGTGATCCATCTCCACCAGCATCCACAATAACCATTGCGCTTCTGGCCGCAGAATCCGCTCTTGCTGTAGTATAGTATAGGTTGTTTCCTTCAGCAAGATCTGTGGTTGTGTTACCAGCAAGACTTATAGATGCGGCTGCACCGGCAGAATCTCTTACTGTAAACGCAGTGTTTTCATCACCGATAATAAGTCCACCGAGATGGATTGTACTACCAGATAAGTAAAGGTCTCTAAATTTTCTAGAAGAATCACCCAGATCGATCGCACTATCGTTGTACGGAACTAGTGATACTCTTAACGCGCCAAGTTCAGAATCAAGTAGATTATTAGTTCTTTCTGAATCAAGAGAGTTAGCTTCAACGTACGCTGAGTCTACAAAGTTACGAGTCGTGTCTTGACCAGTAATAAACTTTACGTAGCCAGAATCAATAATGGATTTTATTTCATCTGAATCAACAGACAAAACTAAATCGTTTGTAGAAGTATTGTGAGCTTTTACGATACCGTGGCTACCAACGAGTTCGCCAGGTTCGTATAGGTTTGTACCAGACTTAACGACTAATATGTCACCGGTTGATCTACCAGTACCTGATACCGAACCAGATGCAGCTTCGTTAACTGAACTTACAGGCGTACCAATAGTAACTCGTTTGACAAACGTGGTTTGACCGGTTACAGTAATTTTCATATTAGCCGCCCTAGGTTACTGACGGCGTAACCTGGATTCGGCCTTCAAGGATTCTTTCTATAATAGTATTACTACCACTATCTACAAAAGAAAGTTCAACATCATATACGTACCGTCCAGCTCTTAGTGCCGTGGTTTGTGTGTTGTTTAGGCTAAGGTTGATAATACCTGCTGTAGAGGGAGTAGCAATGATAGCGGTGAAAGCTTGTATGTCTGAATCACTCGTAGACGTGTAAGTCTTTTTCATTTTAGCTGCGACGCTATGAGCCGTTAGATCTTTTTTAGCGTCATTCTTGTCTACGCATTCTAATTCAATGGATACGTCAGTACCCTGCGCAATCGTAAACTCTTCGTACTGGGCCATGAATTACTCCAATGAATTCTTTGTCGGTGACTACCACCCTGCCTATGAGTTATTTATAACAATTTGCGTTTTGGGATCTTAGAATCTGCAGATGAAACACACGTTTGTGTGACACATGGCATTGGTTTATCAAATAATTTAAAGCCTGTAGTAATATTTCCTAAAGGCTCGTCAGAACAGGAATAGCTCCGTTTAATATTACCATCAGGCTCACGTATAATAATACTACGATAGCCTGAATGGCAATGCCAACCATAAAACTTATTAAAATTAAACGTGTTAAAGCGTTCAGCTTGGTCCATGTAGTACTTATTGCCTTTATCATCTTCTAGCTCTACTTGCATGTGTTGCGGTATGCCAGTCTTCTCATAACGGAGGTCAAGCTCAACTTTTGGACGAGGCCTTTTGATTCTCTTTTTGACATCGGTAAATCCACGTTGAGGCATGCCGTTACGTAAGCGTTCAAGCATACTATCAGTATAACCATCAACAATAAAACTAGCAGTAGGATCAGACTGAGGTTTAAGAGTGACATTGATTCCCCTTTCATGGAAATATATTGCGTCTTCCCAGCATTGTTCAAACTTATCCGGCAGCATAACTTGATTGATTGTAACTTGAATGTCTTGGCTTTGGCAGTATTCTAACTTGTCGGCAAACTCCGCAACTTTCTCTTGTGTATCAACATGTTCCCTATGGCACGATGCAGTGATACTGGCTCTATTGAACTGTGAACAAATCTTAGCGTATTCTTCAAACCAGTTCATCTTACGTGAAATGTTTGAAGTCATGTGTACTGAATGATAGTTACAGTTCGGAACATCATCAGCCAGATATTGCATAATTTCTAAGTACTGTGGATGGAATGTAGGTTCACCACCACTAAAACTGAAATGAAAAGAATTATATCCATTATTGCGAGATTGACGTTTAATCTCATCAATAGTCATTAAAATTAAATCGATAGGTCTATGATCTTTCTTACGAGAAGAAGCATATGGCCAGCAGTATGAACATGAATAATTGCAGAATCGACCAAGCAACCAACTCACCGTAAACAGGTCGCGATGAATCATTGTGCGTTGACCCACACTTACAATATCATTGAATGGTATTTTATTAAAGTCGTACTGACTCCATTTTAGATCAGTCGTAGACATACTGTGGGTCTTCTTCAGCTTTTTCACCATATAATTCTAAATATTTATTCACAAAGCTTTGAGCAATTAGTTGCATTCCCAGATCGTTAGGATGCCTTTCTTTCCAACCAAGCCAGTATCTTCTGTAGACGTTATACCAATCAGTTTTTAATTTGAAAAAGTCAGGGTCACCTACTACATTCTCTAGTTGTTGAATCTTTTCGTAGTAAACACTTTTCTTACATGCTTCTAAAACAGCGTCTCTAATTTTTGGTTGTAGATCAGCTTGCTTGCCAGCTGGAGCGTCTGGTAAGGTGATCCATTCTATACCTACAAGCGTGTTTAATGCTCGGGCGTGAATGATAGGTATGTCTTTAGCTTTACAGTATTGATCAAGCAACCAGATGCTTCTTAGCGAAATATTACCAACCTGACACCACCACTGTTCTTCGGTTAGTAAAGGTCCAGAATTATCGTTCATATGCAATTTTGCAAGTTCTGTGATAGCATGTTGAATTACACGCTTATGTTGACCGAATGGAGGAGGATACAGTGGCATACCAACGCAGTGTGTTACTTGTGCAGAAGACATTTCATATGGAGTTATTCTGCATGCCTGGCTCCAACCAACCATTACTAAAAGATCTCTATCAGAGTTTTCTTCAATAGCATCTACAGTTTTATTATGAATGTATTCGTTTCCCGCTCCACCAAGACCAATATTCAAAACGTCGCAGTCAAGAAAAGAAGAAACGTAATCAGACCAGACTTTAGTCATACCTGCATCTTCATAACATCTTTCGTTTTTATTAGTCCAACTATCTCCAGCTGCTATTAATAATTTTTTAGTCATAAATAAATTCCGTTTCTACATCATCATATACAACGTCAGACGATATTTCTTTAACTCCAGACTCTTTCATTACCAAAAAAGATTCCAGTATATACTGGTGGCCCTTCTCATTTGGATGACTATCTTCATCAGATAAATGACATGTTTTGTCTTTCATCCACTTCATATTAGACCTAAAAGATTGCGTGGTAAAAAAATATGGATTGTAATATCTGTTATGTGGAGTTTCAGCAATCAATTTACTATACCGATATTGTTCATATTCTTCACCTTCGTCTGGTCCCATCCACACAAGATTAGTTATTAAAGAACTAGACTGCGCTTGATAAAATTCAATATTGTTATTTTTTAAAAATTCGTTTAGTTTCCACATACATCTTAAATTATAATTTACAGCAACCTTGTCAAAATCACTACCCCAGAATCCATAAAGATCTAAAAAATTTTCAACTATCTCATGATCATTGTTTAATTGCAAATGTTTACCAGCTACATGAGTAGAATAATCAAAAAAGTTTATACGGTTTGGACTAGTCCATAGAATCATTACAATAAGTTTCTTATCTAAATTATCTATTACTGCGTCCATAACAGAATTAGTTATGTTGTCATTGCTGTATCCTGACTTACATAAGTTTAGAGTTTCTATTCCTAATTCTTTTCCTGCCAGTTCAGGCCAAGGTGTAACGTTATGTTTGAGATATCCACTATAAGTAGAATCACCAAAGCTACATCCTCCGGCGATCAAAAGACTTTCACGTTGTATTTCTTTTCCCAATCTTCAGCGTCTTTCTTATTGTCCACCATCGGTTGTCCTTTGATATTCAAACTTGTATTCAATAACATAGGACAGCCAGTAAGGTTATAAAATTCTTCTAAGACTAATCTTAGTTTTGATTCACAATCTGGTTTTACTACCTGTACTCTTGCTGTACCATCTACGTGTGTTACAGACTTGTAGTCATGTTCAGCTTTTGCTACAAACTGCATGTATTCATTCATCGGTCCGCTAAAAAATTTGGTGGAATATTCTTCGAGGATGGCTGGTGCAAAGGGCCTAAACTTTTGTCTTCTTTTAATTTCGTTGACTGTATCTTTAATGTCCAGTCGTGGATCCGCCAAAAGACTACGATTGCCCAAAGCACGAGGGCCGTATTCAGCCCGACCGTTGGCCAAGCCAGCCACCCCGTAAGTGCTAATGTAGCTTGCAACTTCTCTCGGGTTGACATCCTGTTTAATTTCTGTTCCAAGATAAGGTCCTTTCCAATTAAGTTTTTTTCCATAGTGTCGAGCCGCGGCACCAAGCGCTGATCCAGCATCGCCAGGATTCGGCATAATCCAAATATTTTTACCTTTGATCTTTGAGTTAGCTACACAATTAAGAGCGCAGCCTCCCATTAAGATAAGATTCTCATGCTTACACCATATGCCAACTAATTGTAAAAGCCATTTTTCATACGATGCTTGAATACTAGCAGCGATATCTTCTGGTTTTCCTTGAGGTAGTTTAATTCCTTTATGGCAGTTTTCATGAATCAAATGATCAAAATCGTAGATTGGTTCGCCGTAAGCCGCCAATCCCATTACTATGTATTCTTCTTCCATAGACTTATAACCGAGGCTAGCTGTCACAGCCGAGTAAGCTAATCCAGCGCTATCAGGGTAACACATACGATATACCTCGGTCATTGCACCATTACGAACTTCAAAAACAGCCGCTGACTCTTTTTCGCCGATCGCATCGATACAGAGTATGTCACAATCATCAAACTTGCTCGTAGCCCAGCCAGCCCATGCATGAGTTTCATAGTGGTTGTACTCGTAATCAACCCTAATATTTTCTATTGATGGCTCTTGTCCAGCCGCTTTACGTCTTTCCTCTCTTCTCGATTTTACTTCATGACCAACAAACACCGCATCCCTACACCATCCAGGAATGTGTGTAATCCATTTTTGATTCTTTACTTTAGTTGAACGTTCAGCGTGATGCGCCTTTATAATCTCACCGTTGCGGTGCCGACCACCTGCCTCAATCAAACACCATGCAGCGTCGTGGCTACCTTCTGCTATTCCTAGTATCTTCATGTCCACTGCGCCACGAACGGGTCAAACCCTTTATTACATTTCAATCCACACGTTTTCATTCTGCCTTGACCAACCCCATGAATGTCCCAGCTATTTTTAATTGATGAAAAGAACTCGCCCTCAAGGATTGTTTGTATAGGAGTATAGTGAACGTTGATCTTTTCAAAACCGCCAGTCGATTGGATGACCTTGTATTCTTGAGAGTCTTCCATCGGCCTCCACCACTTATATACTTGCCCCGCCAACCAACAACACGGAAACACGAGTCCTTCGGCAGACACGTAAATTTCTTTCTTATCAACGCACTTTGGTTGTATCTCAGCAACGTCAATAAACTTATCCATCGAGCCGTATCGTTCGATGATATTATTATAGTCTTCATCAATTGCTTTATTACGCCACTTGGGATCTTTTGGTGGCGCAAGTCTTTTCGCATCCTTGCCTCTAAATACTGCTTGGTGGTCATCTTTTTTCTGTAGGTTTGCTGTGTTTATATATCTACCAGATTTCTTTACGATAAAGTCACGCACACCAATAATTTGTGAAAACATTCTAGCCTGTTCTATCTGATGTTCGTTATAATTAAATACTAGAAATGTCCACTTCGCATGACCACCCGCATCGCAAAACGCTGCCATGTTGTCTTCAACATTTGACCACTTTACACCTTGACGATAAAAATGATTTGTATCTTGTAAGCCGTCAACAGAAAAGTTGACAAAGTTTACTACTCCAGCGAGTTTTTCCCACCAATCGGGTTTGCGAGCACCGCCATTAGTAGTAACAAACATATGAATGCTAGGGTTGCTATGACGCACATATTCTGCTATCTCCAACATGTCTGGTGCAAAGATGGGATCACCATGATTGCCACAGAAGTAAAACGTTTCGAGTTGAGCCAAGAACTCTGGTGAAAAGGCTTTTTGAAAACCTTCCAAAGTCATTGACTCGTCTTTTAGATACTGATTGACTTCACCACCATTCTTGTTTCTATCACACATAGGACAAGAAGCCTGACACATCTGTGTAGGTTCGAAGTGTATCATCTTCACGTTATACATACTGCAGTTTTACCGTATCCTGTGTTGTGTTACATTTAGCTGCGCAAATATATGGTGTGTCATCTCCGTTCCATCTTTCATGTAGATTACTAAACCACGACATTGCGGCGTACAGTCCGTATTTCTTTGCATCATTTTCTGGTGATACAACCATTGAAGCCATATCTAATCGTTCTTCTTCAGAAACATTTTGAGAACTTACAAGCGACGTGTGGGCCCAGCAACATGGAAATACGTGACCAGTGGCCGATACAAAAATTTCTCTTTCAACAACACATTTTGGTAATATTCTAAAAGCACTTCTTTCATTAGACGTGTAAGGATTTTTCATTACCTCACTTTGGTATTTATCTTGTTTCGGTGGCTTTATTATTGTTTTCTTTTTCCCTCGTAAATATGCTTGCCAAGCTGGGCGTTCCTTATCGTATCTACTTGTTGTCTTTGGCCTGAAGTCTGTAAAGCCCATATCTTTTGACAGTCTTTCAGCGTCCTTGACTTGGTGTTCATTATGTTCGAACACAAGGTAGTCCCATTTTGCTTTTCCACCCGCATTAATAAACTCCTTAACGTTATTCATTATATTATACCACACTACTCCCTGTCTGTAAACCCCATTTGTATCTTCGAGTCCATCAATTGAGAAAGTAACATGGTTAACTACCTTTGCTATTTCAGCCCACCATTCTGGTTTACGCGCCCCACCATTAGTATTCATTGACATGTATATCTTTGGATTGTGTTTTCTAAAATACTTGAATATTTCAATACAATCTGGCGCAAATATTGGGTCACCAAGATTACCACACATGTACATATCTTTTAGTTGTTCTACAAAGTCTGGTGGAAAGATAAGTTTTACATCATCAATAGAAAGCGATGCACCACTTATAATAGGATTTAACTCACCGTCAAGCGTAACCCTATCGCACATCGGGCACATTGCCTGACATAATTGAGTTGGTTCTAAATGTAACTTCGTTACGTGGTAACCATTCATGATCCACAATCACCAGGCCAATGGTATTGTCTGAAAGCCCAGCTTCTTTCCATACACCACCAGCATTCACCACACTCTTTGGTAAAGCCATCAGTCATATAATCCCATCCTTCACATGATCTTGTAAGTGGAAGTAACGTATCAACTAGATTATATTTTTTGTATAACTCTGCCACATGACCTTTGTGGTGCCGAACAAACGGACAGCAATGTAGTATGTTTCTTTTTGAATCATCATTAACTTCAGGTTTAGATCCTCTGCAATGCCAATCACGATGTTTTTCTCTACATTCCCAAACCTTTTCACCAAATACTTCGGACGATCCCCAGAATGCGTCACCAATTTCTTCAGGTGGATTCGCAGTCACACCGTTAAATACTTGAGTATATTCGCCAATCGTGGCCACGGTTTCATCTATAAGTCTTTCTTGAAAGTCTACATAGTTATTTGCATTTTTACTATCTGGTATGCCGCCAGGATCATGGCACATCCAAGCTTCTTGTGGTTCAAAATTTACATTCGGCCAGTGTTCTTGAATAAAATCATAAACTTGCTGCGCGTGATAACTCTGCCAGTTACGCACTCCATGAATCACAGTGATTGGCCATACCGTAAGTGGCTTATTTGCCTTTGTCCATTCATCACATATCATCCAAAGAAGTAAAGCGCTATCTGCTCCACCTGATAATCTTATAATTACATTTTCTGTTTGTACTGGAATCTTAATAGACATAATCAAAAATCCTTGGTGCTAATTCGCTAGCATCTCTATCATATAGTTGATCTTGTAACATCGCAATCTCTTTGAATGTTTCTACTGGTATGCTTCTTTCGCCTTGTAGTCTAAGCTTATATTCACGTAGAAATTCACTATCGTTAGCTTCTTTTAATAATCTTTTCTTTGTAGTCTCAGCTAGATTTACGACATCTAAACCTTCTGGCCAATGAACAAAAGTAGTTTTCAATCTTACAGTTATTCCATACTGCGATTCAAACATCTCTTTCAAACCCTGTAAGTCTTTTTCTATTTCATTCATATAAAACGCATGATAAGCCGTAGTGGTACAAACAAGTAGTATATCTGCTACTTTTGTAGTTCTTTGAAGCATGTCATGAATGTTAGCAATAACCTGATCGTAATCACCCTTGTGTCTAAAATAATTAAACACATCACCTGTTCCATCCATACTTACAGTGATGTCTACGTCTTTAAAATATTCCCATAGATCTACAATATCGTATTGTTTGAAACGAGTCATAGACATGTTTGTGTTATATGTTAGCGTTATCTTGCTAGTGTCAATGGTATTACTTTCTATCATTCGAGTTAAAGCCCGATACATTTCGGCATGCATAAACGGCTCACCACCAGAAAACTCTATACGTTCTACATATGGTATTACATTTTGAAACAAATCATCAAGTACTTCAGGTGTTGGAATATCAATCTCATTAAGAAAATCACTTGGCATCATAGGTGATCCAACGTGATTGAACCTATGATCGTTAAAAAGTTTTTGACCTATCTCTGGATTTTCTTTACCAACTTTGATAAAACGAGAATTACTTTGCGTACCGCAATGCCTGCAATAGTAATTACAAGCTCTACTCATTTTAAGCTGCAAATCTTTTATAACAACTTTATCTTTACTATAATCGGGTTCTGAGATCAGCGGTGATTCATTGAAACGTTGACGATAAGATACGATGCCATTGTCTTCTTGTATCTTACAATCAATACATTCTTTAGGCCATTCATCGTTTCTAAGTTGTTGACGTATCCGTACCCACTCATCTGAGTTTATTGTCTCAGACGGCATATCTGGTACACCACCAAATTTATGATTCTTGTATAACTTAAATCGAAAACATGGAGCGTAACCACCAGGTTTAAAATCAAAGTGTGTCCATGCGTACTTACATTTCATCGATCAAATCACAATAATAACAATCACGGGTTGGTGGACGTTTGTGAGCATCCACATATCTTTTAGTATTTATGCGTAAAGCTTCGTGCAGTTCTGGATTAGCTTTTTCGAGACTGGTGTTATAGTATCGATCGAACGTATCAATGGTGTGCAATGTTCTGTGCCAACCAATATGATCGTATTTTCTACTCTTAAAAATACCACGTAATTTCTTGTTGTTAGTTCGTGATAGCACCCATTCTTCAAACCAATCAGGCGCTTGTAAAAACGAAAACTTGTAATCGTCATACGACCAGGATACAGTATCAGTGTGTGGCTTATAAAGTTCTAAAGCTTCATCAATATGACTTACATTGATTACAGTAAAAGTTTGATGTACTGACATTTGACGATTCTTCAACAACTCGCCGTATTCTAGAAAATGATCGAAGTTTTGATACCAATCAGATCCTACACGTTGATACATAGAATGTTCAGGTAACCCATCAAAACTACCATAAAGATAAACGTACTTAAATTGATTTAGTATCTCAGTAATCTCTTCAGTCATCTTCATTGTACAATTAGTTACAATTTCTAGATTGACTTTGCTTATTTCTGTACGCATGTCTAAAAAGTATAGAAAGTCTAAAAAGTTTGGAGAAAGAAAAGGTTCACCACCAAGTAGTTTTACACTTCGTAATTCTGACCAATCGATCTTCATATCTTTCAAAGTTTCGTATCTAGACTTTTCTACCTTCGCTACATGAAAATCTAAATGATCATGGTTTTCAACTAGCCATTTATCTCTTTTTAAAAGTTTTGATGAAAATCTACTTGAGCACATACGGCACTGCAGATTACAAGTGTTATCAATACTTAGCTCGATATGTACTGGTTTTCTAAAGTTTTCTGTAAGCCATTCTTTCTTAAACTCGAGACCATGAAACTCATTAGCGTGTGTTCTCATACTCGGTTGGCCACACGCTTCTTCTTCCCAGCATTTTCTACAGCGTGGGTCTTTTTTACCAGCTAACATATCGCGCCGAAGTTGTTTAAAAGCTTCGTCGTAATCTTCAGCTAATACACCCTCGGTAGTTTGAAACCTACAGCACGGCCGAAAGTTGTTGTTCATGGTAACCGTAAAAGATTCCCAAGGTAACATACAGATCGTATCTACCATATCGCAAACATACTCCCGTTGTGGTCAATAAAATTGTCTGGTTCAATTATTGCCAAAGCTTCAGCTACCTCTTTACCGTACTTTTCATGATTCAAATATCTACCAATTATAATACCATCATTTTTTATTTCTTGTATCGCTTTCATGTAATGAAAGAAAACGCTTAACATACTTTTTGTTGCGGCCGCTGATAGTATTATAACATCAAACGACTGCTTTGTAAACAGAATATTTTCATAAGATTCTACATGATATTCAGAGAACGGGCAGTTCTCTTTAAAATATTTTGAATGGACCATAGGATAATCAAGAGTATGATCGAACGGGAGCTTGGGATCAACCATAGGAAACGGATAAAGCTCCCAAGTATCAACAGCCGTGTAATCCCAATCAGGCCTGTGTTTAAACAAGCCGTGAAATGTTTTTCCTACATACGCACCAACTTCAAGGATTGATCCCTCATTGTCCCACATAAAGCTTCTAATAAAATCAATCTCATCTTGCTGAATGTATCCCTTAGACAACGAATCCAATAATAAACTCTTTCCAAGCATTTTCAAACTTTCTAGCAGAATGTAATTGCTTACAATCAAAAAGCAATGCTTTGTTTTTATCCCATTCAAATGTTAATTCTACACCTGGTATATCCCTAACGTACAACGCAACTTCGTTATTATCTTCGTATCTTATTTCGCCATTTCCAGCAAACATCACTCTACGATCTGACCACCAGTTGTACATGATTGTTGCTGGGTCATGGCCCTCCCAATCAACTGGGAGGATAAATCCAATGTCGCCATTGTTACCATGTATAGTATCGGTATGATATAAAACACTAACCTCCGAGTGGAAGAACTCATATTCCCATCTCCCTTTGAAATACGGCATCTGTTCGTTCATATATTGTTGTGCCGACTCAGGTAACCTACGTACCCAGTTTTTTTGTTCTTTTCCTAGATAACGCTTTTCATCTAGGATTGGTCCATCAACAATCATGTCAAGAATATCCATATCAAATGGATTGTTTATAATCTCATTTTTCGAGAAGTTCAACTGCATTTAATCCTCTATCAGTTCCACGTATGTCGTATTTATTTTCTATTAACATACGTAATGGTGTTCTTACACCAACATAATCCATACCACGCCAAGCTACATGTATAGAGTCAGACTCTTCTAAATTAAAGTCTTCACAAACTTTCTCATATAAGTTTTCATAATTATCCCACCAAAAATCTGTACCGAAATATTCTATTGACTTCACACCAATCCAAGCGTCAGAAACATTCTGGTATCCGTAATCATTCATAATACGAATAGGGCCGTTCACTTCTTCTTTTGAGTATCTAATCCCGATTCTTTGTGAACCCATGCCGAATGCTTTTGATAAAGATACTGAAACAGACTTAATTGCTGGATGAGTTACGTCAAGTTCAAAGTCTCTACATTGCGAAAACCAAGCTCCATCAATATGAACCTGAGCATCAATGGAACTACAATAGTCTAATATTTCTGGCAAGTTTGGTAAGTTATTTGTAGTGATTGTTGATGGTGCAGATATTATAACACACTCCATAGGCATGATGTCTAATTTGTCTTTAACAATTCTAACGTGGTTTGGAAGTCTTTGATGATATTTGTATTCTCCTTCAAACACAGCAATATTGTTGTTATGTAACTGGTGAAGTTCATCTAATTGTTGTGTAACACCTAAGATTGTATGTCTCACTGGAAAAGTATCTAGTCCAATATACTTAGCTCTTTTATGTCTTTGAATCCATTCGTCAATGGTAGGTAAAAACGTATGGTTACAGTACTCACAAGGATCATGAGGATATTCTAGCATACTTAATCTAGATCTGAACTTATGAAACTCAGAAAGATACATGGGCCTTTGCCTTTTAGTACCTAAATCTTCCTGCGTTATATCTTCATACTTCATTTATAGTTTCCATCAATGTCATAATGTTTAGCATTGTAATGTGCACAACTAATCGCATACCATATGCCATATTGTTTTTTGATCTTACGAAACCAGTTACAGTAATGCTGCAAACTCTGGTACCACTTTTTTAAAATTTTCATTACGAGCTAAATCCAATCTATGTGTATAGTCTTTAAACTTTGGAAGTAAGTGTGAGTTATCTTCATTGTACATATAGTTAATAATTTGATCGAAGTTATCTTGAACTTTTTGCGATGGAGCCGAGTATGCTAATCTTTCTGCTACCATGTCTTTTGCCCACTTTGGTAACACTGTAATCGATAAAAAACTAGGTTCAGTTACTGCAACAAAATTCATCCAACTGTCTTCACTGAACCCATGATATTTATCTTCTTGTTCAGCAAACCAATGTGCTACACCCGACATGTTTAAAACGTTGTAGATTGTAATTGTTGATCTAACACCAACCCATGAGTTCGGTAACTGCATCAGGTCATCCATTACTTGTTTTACGTCACACCATTTTGTAGGGTACCTTTGATATTCCATGATATGTCCAACACCATCAAGTGACGCGGCAAACATAACCTTTTCGTATTTACTCCAAAGTTCTTTTAATCTTTTCTTTGGCCGTACTGTTAGATTAGTGCTATAGTTCAACCACATGCCTTCTGCGTTACCTATCTCATCGATACGCTCTAAGATTTGATGATACTCAGGAATTAAGAATGGTTCACCACCAGTCATCTTCACCATGCGTAAATCTGGTATATGCTTGTCTAGTGTAGACATATCAAATGACTGCGCCTTGTTACCATTACTTGCTAAGAACGCTTCTATATCATCTCTTTTCTTACCAACACCTGGAATACCAAAAGCATAATCATTTACGGTAATCCAATCCTTAAACCAGTTTGTAGAATAAAATGGTCCACACATTCTACATCTAATATTACAACGATTTGAGAATGCAAGTTCTAACCAGCGAATCTTAGGATTGTTTGGGTCAAGGTCGTATGTCATTGGATAGTTAAATCCTTCAACCTCTAGATGAATCTGCCTTAGTGATCTCTTACGACCAGCATCTTCTTCTACCCAGCACTTGCGGCAGCCCGGATGTCTTTTACCTTCTAACTTGTGTTGTTGAAGTTCTTTTATAAACTCATCATAATTATTGTGATCAATCATATTATAGTTAAAACGACTACACGGCTTTCTAATCGATTCAGGGCCGATATAAGAATGATTAAAAGGCATTGGACAGAATGTAGATGAATAATCTAAGCGATCCATTTTGTTGTCCTTATATCGCAATAGTCCATACACCACTTCTTATCACATACTACTGGCGCAGTTGGAAACTCAAAGTTATCATCGTTTAAATTACCAAAAGCTCCACCAACATTACAGTTACCTACAGACACTCTACCCATTGGATCAATATTACATTGTTCGATACCAGCTAAACAGGACCAGCCTGTATAAGAATGTTCGTTATTTAATGTTATTAGTTCGTAATTGATTTCTTCTTCTGATCCATCTTCATATGTTCTAACAATGTTAGATGCCTGCTTACCATATTCGTCGTACCATTCATTCATCTTATTTAGATCTTTATCGCTGTACCATGTTTCACCACTATTAAATTTAACATTACGAAAATCTACCTTGTGAATATTTGCTAACATAAGTTCACGGTACATATCTTCGATTAAATCCATATAAGCTGGATCAATCATAAATCTTGCTGTAAGACTTTGGTTGTCCCTACGTTGATCTTCTAACGCAATAAGTTTTTCGATATACTCATCTGGTTTTTCTGCAACGTATTTCATATGTAATGACATTACGATACCATCAAGGTCTTCGTATATCGGTAAAAGTTTCTTTTCAGGTAACGACCCGTTGGTACACATAGTGACATCATAAGGATTTGTTTGTCTTAGATATTTCACAAGCTTAGGAAAGTCTTTAATAACTGTTGGTTCACCACCGCCTAGTCCCCATTCGATATTGTTACCTTTGTGTGAGATAATCTTATCGACATAAGATAACATGACATCAAGTGTTGGAGGTTTACTTACAGCATCATGATAGTAAGACCACTTGTTATCAGGATCCCAAGGCATACAGTAAGCGCAATCAAAGTTACAACGCGGTGTCATATACCATTGCACAGCAAAAGGAGTATTAGGTTTTCTCCAGTTAATTTTTTGTGCTACCTGTTTCAAAATAAACCTTCGTATTGTGGCACTACACTTAGAATATTCTGATTGCGAATGAGATCTAATTTTGTAGTGTGTAATTTAAACTCTTCAAGGTGGTCTGTTGCAAAGTCTTCTGAGTTCATAAAATCCATAATGCCATCGAGAATAGCTACAAACTTTTGCTTTACGTGATCAGAATGATCTGATGCTAGTACCCAATCGATATATTCTTGATACGTATCACATACTTCGTCTTTCAACATTTGTGGTAATACCTTGACATTATAATACTTTGGCGAATGACACATGTGCTGCGTGATTACCGGCCTTGGTCCGGTAACAGGATTGAACCGTGTAAGACCAGATTCTTCTAGTTTCCATTTCATAAACTCGGGTAAATGAAAAACGTTAAATGGTGTAACGGTAAAAGCAAACCAGCCTTTCAAGTTGATGTTTGGATTATCATTTAGCTTTTTCATGTTTTTATAAACTGAAGGCCATTTTGCTGGTGTTCTTTGATATTCAAACACGTCACCATAACCATCGATTGAAACGCCAATGCGAACCTGTTTAAAGTTTTCCCATATCTTCATTATGCGATCGGTAACGTTAGTCAGGTTACTATTGTATTCGATTTGAATATCTTTGGCTCTACCAGCAGCAATCAATCTTTCAAGTGATTCAAAGTGTTCTTCAATGATAAGTGGTTCACCGCCGACAATGTAAAGTTTCTTAGCCTTTGTTGTATGTTTCTCAAAATTGTTCCAATAGAAGTTTGAGTTCTTAAACCAATTATATTGATCGGTAGACCACTTACCTTTTTCATTCTTAGTTAGTTGGATGAGATCGTGCGTATCTTTATACTTGGTGGTATTGTAAAGGGCGACATGATCTGAATACCACATGTGACTGTCGGTGGGCCCGCACATACGGCATTTAAGGTTGCAAAAATTGCCGTAACGAATATCGAAAAACTCGAGATCAAAATCACTAGGATCAATGGATCCGTCTTCGTTAGTTTTTTCCATAGCCTCCTCAAGCGTGAGGTCCCAGTCTTCTGATTCATATTCTCTCCTTGATCTAATACCATTCACTTCTTCTTGGCGGCAACGTTCACATTCAGGATTCCATTCGCCTTTCATCATTGAAACACGAACATCTTTTATTATCTCAGCGTTACGGGCATCATTTAAGTCATCACGACCAGCGTTGTATGGTGTACCATCTGCTTTACGCATGATACCTTTCTTCGGGCTGTAACTATTCGTGTTACAACAAATACGAAGGTCGCCGTTATTTCTTAAATTTATTGAGTTCCAAGCTAATGGACAAAACGTGCTCATGCAAATACTTCCTTAAAAATCGGAATGTAATCATATATACTTTTTCCATAAGCATTATCGTATAATTCTGTTCTTACTTTCAATATGTTCATTCTTTTTTTATCGTGTTTACCGTTTTCTAACCTATGAATAATTGCTAATAACTTACTCGTGTATAAATCATCGTATCCCTTAAAATTTTGATAAAACTCGTCAAGCGCGTAATCTCTCCATTTATCAGGTAAAATACTAATATCCATTTCTTCTGGTGTATTTGCGTATATGTAGTCGCATCCACCTCCAACATAATTACTTATTTTCCAAAAATCAAATACGTTATAGGCAGAAACACATACGTGTATTCTATCATCTACGTGTGGTAATTGATCTCTAAATTCTGCTAGATTTTTTTGAATTGTTTTCCATTTTGCAGGATGCCGTATATACTCATATGTTTTTTCTGTACCGTCAATACTCCAATGTATTTTTACTTTATAAAATTTTTTAATTAGCTTCATAAAACGTTTGTTTAAGTTAGTAAGATTAGATGTAATAAAAATTTTCACATGAGGATCTAATCTTTCTAAAATATCGTAAGCTTCCGATTGTAGCATTGGCTCTCCACCAAGAAGTTTTACTTCAATAGCTTTACTAAAATTAAGATCTACTATTTCAGGCTTTACCGCTGGTGTATCAAACTGAAGCAATTCAGGATGCCTTTTAAGTTGTTTGTCTATTTGTGAGCTTGAGTACGGCCCACACATTCTACATTGTAGATTACAAAGATTATTCAGCCTTAAATCAAAAGTAAGTGGTAATCCAGTTTCGTTACCTTTTACAATATCAGGTTTGAAGTCTGTAAACTTATTCATAAGTTTTCTATGACTTAATGATCCAATAGCATCGTTATGATAGCACTCTTCGCAACCTTTAACTTTTTCGTTATTTAATTTTTTACGACGAACCTCTTGCATCGCTTTATCGTTCCATTTGTATCTCAAGCCTCCTTGTTGAGCGCAACACAATCCACTCGTGCCAGCGTTATCTACATGCTGGTGTATAAATGGTGCGGTACAAAACGTGCTCATTATATTTCTTCTAACATTTGATGACAAATCGGGTGATAGTCTTTTACGTGTTTACCTCGGCTAAAGTCCTGTAACCCAGTTAAGTATTTAAGTTTTTTCATGTGTTCTAGATTTGTTTCCCTTGATAACATATCTTCAAAAACATGTTTGTTCCTATCGTAGCTATTATTTTGTTTCGCTATATCAATTGCTTTTTCTTTCCATTCTTGTTTCATATAACCAGGACAGTGATGAAAAGGTTCAACTACTAGTTCAGTATGATTTTTAGATAACCAAGGAGTTTCATCTACGAGTTGGCCTAGTTCCCAAAAGTCAAATATGTTGTAATTCATTATCACCTGAGCTAATTCTAAATTCATCTCGCCATTCCAAGACATCTCAGATATCTTTTGAATATTTTGCCACATCTTTTTTCCATTAGCGTTTCCTCTAATATATGCTAAACGGTCAGGATGCGAATCAAATGAAACATTCAAAAGAACTTTATCAAATTTTGTAAGTAGCTTATAAAACTCATCTTGAGCGTTCGTACCGTTTGTAACAACTTTAATCGATACCGAGGTGTTTCCAACTTCAATAAGCTTTCTTAATAATTGTTTTACCTCAGGTTGTACTGTAGGTTCACCTCCAAGTATCCTTACGTATTTAATAAACTCGGCTTCTTCTAAAAGAGGATCAATGTTTTTTCTTTTTCCTAAGCTAAGTTGAAACTCTTTGTCGTACTTTTCCCAATGAGGATAAAGTTCTGGAAGTTTTTCTGCTTCTTTTACAAGTTGCGAACTCGATTCTGGCGTACACATTCTGCAAGCTAGATTACAAACATTGTTGAATCTTAAATCGTACGAGAATGGTACACCAAATATATTTCCTTGGCGTATGTCTAACGATGGACTACCACTTTCTTCCCAAAATCCGTTTATCTGGTGTCTAAATGAAAAATTACCTAAAGCTTCTTGATCCTTACAATACCTGCATTCATCTAACCAGCCTTCACCATTTAACATGAAGTCTCTAACTTTTTGATAATCTTCACCTTCCCAATCTTCTAAATCAAGTAACTTTTCTTGATGCTCGTTACTTACACCAGGCTTTGGCCAGCGATCAGACCAACAACAAAGAAACTTTTTTCCTTGTGTTGATATAAACTGGTGCATAAAGGGTGCAGCACAAAAGTTATTTGCCATACCACTCCAACCAATCTAAATCTGGAAATACTTCATTGAAATCTAAGAATCTTTGCTTGGCTACCTTGTAGCACCATTCAGCGGTCTCAGGTAATCTTTCAGACCAGTCATCTGCTTCCATAAATGTCAATAGTCCTTCTAAACGTTTAATACCATACTCGGACTCACGCCATGTTTTATAATCAGGCGCGCCTGTACACCTATGCCAGTTCTCTTCTAACCAAGGATATAATTCTTCTTCATACTTTTGTCTAACCTCGCTTTTAAACCAGTCTGGTAAAACTTTCACGTTCAACTGTGGTGGCCAATAAGCAAGATGGCAATTGAATATTCCAGCGCCATTAGGCCATTTGTTGAGTATCTTAAAATTAGAATCAATCTTCCACTTGATAAACTCAGGAACATAGAATATATTTAACGCCATAATTGTTGTGGCCGTTGTAAGAGTTAAGTTACCATGTGGATAGTTATCCATCTTATGAATTGAATTAGTAATTGTTTGCCAGTCAGATGGATAACGAATGAAGTGATTACGTATTGATATGTCGTCTACACTAAAATGAAATATCACATTACGAAATTCTTTCCATAGATCAAATAAATTGTCTTGCCATTCTATACCGTTTGAATTGTACCGTAACTCGATGTCTTTGGCTAATCCATCTTCGATACATTTTTCAAGTAACATGTAGTGTTCATCCATAATCAATGGCTCACCACCAGCAAAATATAACTGCCGAAGATGCGGAAGTGTTTCGTACAGTTCATCCCAAAACTTTGGATTCTTTTTATGCCAGTTGTAAGAACCGCCCGACCAGGCTAACTTGCCAGATTCTTTTTCCCATGCCATAGATTTTCTAAGATTATCATTTTCAAGTGTAGGGTAAATCTTTTTGTGTTCTTTTACCCAGTTACTAGAATCATGAGGGCTACACATAACACATGCGAGCTGACACTTACTGCCAAGGCGTAAGTCGATATAGCGTATTCGTGGAGCCACTGATCCATCTTCACCCGTGCCTTCGATAATCGGTTCAATACCGCCTTGGTCTTTGATCCACTTACGAGTTTCCCAAATCCTTTTTGAGATATGGCCTGCCTCTTCTTCTTTATAGCACTTAGTACAGCTACTAGGTTTTTGTCCATTAAGCATCATCCTTCTTACGCCACGCATGTATTCGTTGTTCCACGATTCCATCAAACTGGTTGTGGCAAGGTTAGATGGTTTACCGTCGTCATTACGAAGTACACCAGATTCTGAAACTGTCTTATTTGTCGAGTTTGCATTCACTGCAACCCCTGATGCGTTTGCGGTACAACACACTCTCATGTGACCATTAGGTCTCGTGGAGAGATGCATCCAAGGCAAAGCACAAAAAGTTTCTGAAGGGAACTGATCGTCGATTTTCATGTTTACTTTTCAATCAAACTGTGATATAATAAATACTGTTACGGAGCTATTTATTATGGATTTTTATGCGTTAAAATGGGGTGACAAATACGGCCCTGAGTATGTCAATAGGCTGTATGGTAGTCTAGTTAAGCACTACAAAAAACCTTTTACGTTTACGTGTTATACTGATAATATATCACATCTCGATGAGAATGTAAAGGTAAAAAACATAAAAGATCTAAAAAAGTTTGATACAGATCGAGTGTTTACGTATGAGAAGCTAGTGCTCATGGAAAAACACGAGAAAGGTATTTGGCTTGATCTAGATATACTTATACACGACGACATTACAGATATTTGTGAAGATGATTCAGACTTCAAGATGATATGGAATCATTGGAACAATTACTGGGTTAAATCTGGTAGATGGTATGGTAAAGGCTCGTCTTGTCACGTCAACAGTTCGTTCGTTAAGTTTCACAATCCAGAATGGTTAATAAGATTCACTAACGATAACTGGGAAAAGATTGAATGGACATATAAATCGCTTGATAAATACCTGTTCTATCAACATCATAGAAACGATCGTTTAAAATACTGGAACAAAGGTATTGTTTCAAACTACAATCGTGAAGGATTTAAACTGCGGGGAAACATTTCGATATTTAATACGTCGCACATATACAACAATAAAGGAATCGTTGAAGAATCTTATGAACTACATGAAGCTGATGAAGAGACAATAAAGTTATGGAAAAGTTACGACAGATAAAACATATTTGTATGAATTACGATAAAGTTATATTTTTAGCCTGTAATGATTTGCAGCAAGAACTTCATATCTTAAACGCATGCGAGGTAGAAGCTACTGCTGTTGATTACGATCCTAAGTTTAAGGACAAGCCAAACTACATTAATAAAGACTTTGTGTTTGATAACGTAGAACTCGAGGCTGATCTTATAGTTCACATGAATGTTGAGAAAACTTATCCTGTAAAACTTACCGGTGACGTAATATTACGTGGAGATAACGAAGGTCATAATGGTGATTGCACAATCGTAAGTTCTTGCGAACAACTAATTAAGATGTACAACATTGAAGAAGTATACAGCACTCGTGAAACAGATACACACTACTTTGTTTATGGACGCGCCGCATGAAATTACTTGACTACGTTGTAATCTACTTTTTTACATACATGATTTCTTCGCATCTCATGTTGATAATGTTGCAGAACTATTTTATTGGTGCTGCCGGTGTATGGTTATTCTGGAGTCTGTTTAATATGTACTGTCAATGGCGAGCAACGAATGCAAATTGAATATGCTGAAATGATGAAGTGGATAAGACATAACCACCCCGATCATATTGATCGATGGATGGATTCACTACACCCAAATCAGATTAAATGTAAGGAATGGCTAGTTGAGAGTCTCAATAAAGTTCAAATACCTCAAGACAACAATGACAAGTTTCGTATAGAAATTATTGGTGGTTGGTATGGTTATCCTTTGATAGATCTGCTGTATAAAAACTTTAGAACCTACATTAGAGAAATTGACGTTTTTGAAATAGATGAGTTTGCTTGTAAAGTTATCAATAAGTATAAACAGTTATTTGAACATTGGAACGTAAGAATATTCCACCAAGATTATTTTACATATCAAGAAAAAAGAAGAACACACCTGGTTATCAATACGTCCTGCGAGCATATGTGGAATATGTCAACTAATAAAGAATACTATGAATCACCTGAACGAACCTTGCTAGCTTTACAATCAAATAATTTTTATAGATTACCTGAACATGTTAACTGCGTAAGCACTGGACAAGAACTTGCTGCTCAGGCTGAAGTAAAAGAACTCTACGGTGATAAAATAAAGTTTGATGAATATACTCGATTTATGATTCTGGGCAAATGGAAATAATAAACTCAAATCCAGATTGTTGTATCGTTTCTTTGTTTGTACACAACGTTTGTAATTTTAATTGTAGTTACTGTAGTGACGAGCATCGTGATGGATCTTATCGTTGGCCTACTAACTGGGATGGTTATCTAGATCTGATTGACGAGATAAAAGAAAGAAAGAAATACGTATACGTTCAGATTCTTGGTGGTGAACCAACCTTATGGCCAAAGTTTCACGACTTTGTAAAATATATTAGTGACGATAGAACTTATATTGAATACGCAACAAACGGTAGTAGAACTAAAAGGTATTGGGAAAGTTTGCCTAAACATACAGCCACTGCTTTATTCAGTTGGCACTATCAAGAGATTGATGACGAACACTACCTCGACGTACTGGAGATCATGCAGGACAAAGCTTCTTGTGTAGCCACGTTTCTTATGACACCCGATAATTTTGAAAGAGGGCAAAGGGTTTATAACGAAATAGTAAAAAGAGATTTAAAGGTCGAAGCCATTCCAAAATTTACTCGGGTTGTAATCGATGGCCCGGACTGGTTTGAATATACAGAAGAACAAAAATCGTGGATTCAAAGTAACTATTATAATAAGCTAGAATCTGGCCCGAACTTTACTTTACCGCTCGAGTGTAATCAGGGTAAGCTATCCGAGTTAATAGCTTCAGAAAA